GGATGTTGTAAATTATTGGAGAATCAGAAGAATTATGGACGTTACCGCACAGACTGTTGGTGGGGTAGAGCAAGATACAGATGTTCCTTCGCGTGCGCTTGAGTGTATGTGTGCGGGACTTACTTTTTTTCTAGCCCAAAAAAGAATTAATATAGATATAAATAGACGGGCTGAATTAAAGATCGACTATGAACAAGCTTTTGAAAGACTAATAGCGGGTGACGATACTCCTTCAACTAGAATTATTCCATCAACTTCATATTATGATTGATTTTAAATATTATGCCTAATCTACCGGGACAAGGTAAAAGACCTAAAAGAGCTGCCTTTCAGAAGTGGGCTCCGGGTACATTCGCACTGGCGATCTCTGATCGAAGTGGATTGGCCTTTCCCTATAATGAGATGAGATTTGAATGGACTGGATCTTTTGTCCATAATTCAGAGTGGGAACCTAAACAACCACAACTTTCTTTAACATATTTCACAGACGCAGTAGCTTTAAAAAATGCTAGACTTCAAGCCAATCTTTCTCATACGGGAGGAGTTCCCGATCAGCTTGAGCCGATCTATCCTCCAACAATTCCTTCACAATATAATGGACTTGCTGAGGCAAGCACAAATGTGTTAACATCTGGAATAGGAAGTGTTACAGTCGTTACTACATGAGTGATAAAAAACCTAAAGAACCTCCTCATAAAAAAATTGGTGTTACTGTTTCTACCCCATGTTTCGGAGGCATGATCAATGAAGCTTATTTTCATGCCGTCTTAAACACTTCTGCGTTATTTGCAGAACGTAAGTGGAAGCTCTATATAAACTCGATGGGAAATGAAAGCCTCATCACGCGTGCTCGTAATACTTTGGTCGCTCAATTTTTAGATACGTGTGACAAAGAACCAGAGGCACATACCCACTTGATGTTCATAGATGCGGACATAGGTTTTCCAGCTAAAGCAGTTATACGAATGATCGATTATGATAAAGACATAGTCACGGGCGTGTATCCGCGTAAGAGTATCGCTTGGGATACAGTTAAAGAAAATGCTAAAAAGGGTGATTTTGAATTAATGGAACAAAAAGCCTTAGGCTACAATATTAATATGGCTCACCCTCAAAGTATTCAGATGGATAGAGGATTCATAGAGGTATTGGATTCAGCCACTGGTTTCATGCTTATTAAAAAAGAAGTATTTTATAAACTTATAAAGGCCTATCCTTATCTTAAATATACGACCGATCAGATCATTAATGGTAAAAAGTTTGAATCTAATAACTGCTACGCCCTTTTTGACTGTATTATTGATGAAAAAAGTAATAGATATCTAAGTGAGGACTATGCTTTTTGTAGACTTTGGCAAAAGATTGGTGGAAAGATTTATGCTGACTTAATGAGTCCTATAACTCATTATGGAACATACGCTTTTAAAGGAAACGTTTGGTCTAAGTTTAATGTGGCAGAAAAAGATAAACATAAAATAAAGGAGCTTTCAGATGGCAAATCCAATGACATACTCAAGTCTAACAAGTGATGTTCAAACTTGGATGGAAAATAGTGGATCTGACTTTGTAGCTCAGATTCCAAATTTTATTATGGCAGCAGAGTTTAGGCTGTCAAGAGAGGTTGATCCTATTGGATTTGAATCTCAACAAGCTTCTGCTTTTACTGCTAATTCTGAATATTTAAGTATTCCTACTAATACGAAATTAATTAATTATCTTAATATAATCGTCGCTAATGAGAAAAGTTTTTTACAGATTAAACCCTTAGAATATTGCCAAGAATATTGGCCTAATTCAGCTATTACAGGAACTCCCAAGTATTTCGCTAATTTTACAGATGAGGTATTACTGATAGTTCCTACTCCGGATAGCGGCTATACGTGTCAATTAGGATATACAGCCAATATCGCAGGTCTATCTGCGAATACAACTACTAATTGGTATTCGAATAATGCTCCCTACGGTTTATTTTATGGTGTTCTTTCTGAAGCAAATCTCTTTACAAAGAACATAGAAGATTATACTATATACAACAAAAAATATACCGAAGCGGTTGTTACAATTAATAATCAAGCTCGAAGAAGAAGAAGAACCGATTATAAATTCCCTGGCAGTCCTCTCGGTGAGAACACAATAACTGGAGGACAATAACATGGCGATAGTACAAGCTCTTGCTAATACATTCAAGGAAGACTTGATGGATACAACTGCCAATTTGGAAGCTAATACTTTAAAGGTAGCTCTTTTTGATAATACAGCGACATTAAGTTCTGCGACAACTGCATACGCTATTGCGAATGAAGTTACTGGAACTAATTATACTGCTGGTGGAGAAGCAATGACAGGTGTGGCAGTTACGCTTGATGGTAGTACTGCGATCTTGGATGCTGATAATGTTACATGGGCTAATGCGACAATCTCAGCTCAAGCTGCGGTAATCTATAACACTAACTTTTCTAATGCAGCGATTGCTGTTCTAGATTTCGGAAGTGTTAAGACATCAACGAATGGTACATTTGAGATTCAGTTTCCTAATGCCAATGCTTCTACTGCACTGATCCGAATAACATAGGGAGGTAACTCCTTATGGCGAGTACATACGGACAAGGACAGTGGAATTTAGGCGCTTGGAATAATTCTTATTCCGGTGCTGTAATCACTGGAAATGCACTCACATCATCTTTAGGAACTGCTACTGCTACTGGAGAATTAAATAAAGGTTGGGGTAGAAGTGAATGGAATACGGGTCCATGGAATAATTTTCTAGGTTCCTTTCTAGTCACAAGCGCAGGACTTTTAACTTTATCCACAGGAACTGTTACAATTGGTGAAGGAGTTGGAGTTATCATTACTCCGACTGGTGAGGAACTTACACTCGCTTCAGGAACTGTTATCATTAATGCAGATATTAATACGGGCTATGGTAGAAATGAATGGAATACTGGCCCGTGGGGTACTTTTCAAGGTGCTGCTCCTGTTACGGGTGAGGCCCTTACTACTTCACTTTCAAATGTTTCAATTCTTGAGGGAACTGGATCAATAATATCTCAAAGTGGTTTTCCACTTATAGCTGAGATTAGTTGGGGTGAAGGTTGGAGTAGAGCTGGTTATAATTCAGGATTATGGAATACTTCTCTTGGAAATATTATCGCAGGAACTGGAAGTATTTTTTCAATTACAGGTGAGGAACTAACATCAAATCTAGGTAGTATAACAGTAGGTGCAGGTGCAGGAGCGACTATTACTGGTGAAGCTCTTACTATTACCGTAGGTAATGTTACCACGACCAGTCAGAATTTTATCGATATAACAGGTGAATCCCTAACTGGCACAGTATCTAATGCTACGATTACTGGAGGGGCGTATTTTACAGTTACAGGTTCACAAGCAAATACAAGTCTCGGAAATATTAATACTGGAACAGCTAATTATATTACTATTACTGGTCAAGCTTTAACTTCTGGTCTAGGTACTATATCCATAACAAGTGGTCATGTAATTGATATTACGGGTGAAGCTTTAACAGGTAGTTTAGGTAATGTTACTGTTGCTGAAGGACATGGGGTTGTTATTAGTGGTATTTCAGCTACTTCAGCATTAAATAACGTAGACATTTCCACAGAACAGAATATATTAATAACTGGTATAGGTTTAGAAATTACTTTACAAACCATTGTTCCTTGGGGTAAAATAGATACCGGAACAGTAGAGACATGGAGTGATATTACCACTGTTAATTAGAACAAAACTATACTATAAAAATTAAAAGGAATAAAAAATTATGCCATCAGCTTATACAGCCAGATTAAAATTGGAAAAACAAGCTTCAGGAGAAAACTCTGGTACCTGGGGTGATTTAGTTAATTACACATTTAATAGATTAGACGCGAGTATCGAAGGTTGGCAGAATGTTAATGTCGCTGGAAGTGCGAATGTTACTTTAATCTCCAATAATGCAACAGGCAATATTAACGATTCAACAACAGATGATCAAGTACATAATCGTACACTAGAACTTTCTGGGGCTCTAACGGGAAATATTAATGTATTCACAGGTGATGTTGAGAATTCATTTATAGTTTTTAATAATACATCAGGAGCTTACACTTTAACATTTGGTCCAACTACTGGAACAGGTGCTGTTTTAAAGCAAGGTGCTAAAACCATCGTCTATTCTGATGCTTCAACAATGTTTGATGTAATGGCGGATTTAGGTCCCCTTACTTCAACAGCCCTAACAGTGGGAGATGGCACAGCAACAGGAACTCTTTCTTCAAGTGGGACGTACGATTTAACTTTAAATACCAATGGCGGAACAAATTCATCAGATATCACAATCACAGATGCTAATAATGGAAACATCACTTTTAATACCAATGGAACGGGAGAAGTAGTTATTGGTTCAGGTTCAGCGAATGGAGATATTACTACTAATGGTGCACATGATTTAATCTTAGATACTAATTCAGGAACTAATGCTGGTAATATTACTTTATTCGATGGAGCAAACGGCAATATAGAATTTACCAACAATGGAACGGGTGTCATTAAATTTAATGATGCAGCTTATTATCCAGAAGCAACTTTAACATTTGACGCCTCTCAAGACTGGGACGTTCAGGCTTCTCCAGTTGCGAAAGTAACTTTAACCGGTAACGTAGTTTTTGATGCACCATCAAATTCAACGACAGGACAATTCGTTTCCATTCTTTGTATTCAAGATGGATCAGGAAGTAGGACTATAGGGTGGAATGCAGTTTTTGAATTTGCAAGTGATACAGCTCCGACAGCAACAACAACAGCAGCTAAAGGCGATTTATTTAACTTCAGATATAACGGAGCAAAATGGCTCGCAGTTGGAACAACCCTTGACTTAACACTATCATAGGAATTTATGTACGCACTAATAGAAAATAACGAAATAAAAGAAATATTTAGTAATATAAGAGCATTAACGATTGGTGATGTTCAATATCCAAAAAACATTTTTACTGTGTGGAGTGAAT